AAAGAAACTTCACCAATTTGGTCTTCAAATTCTAAAGTATCATAAACTCTGAAAGTTAATGTGAAATCACCTATAACTGTACCTGTAGGTATGGTGATGTTAGAGAATCCAGATGTTGCACTGTAATTCTGCATATCAACACTTACAAAGATAACACCATCTTCATCACAGATATCGTTATAGTTACCTTGTGGGTAGTTAGTTGAAGTTGCCTTTTGACCATATTCAACAATACCTTTACCATATTTTTGAGTAACAACGTTAAAGTTTTTAGAACTACCTGAGTAGTTAACTTCCGCAGATGCTAAAAATTCTTCAGTATCCATTGCGTTACCATTTGGTCCAATCAATTTACCTTGACCATCTTTAGAAAATCCTGTAAATTTCAAGATTAAAGATGATTGAGCGTTAGATGCACCTGTTACAGCAGAAACCGCTACGTTAGATGTTACACCATTTGAAAAAGTTACGATTGTTGTGGCAGATAAAGTTACAGCTGAATATTGACCTTTTGAGTAATCAAAAAGACCTGTTTCAGGACTGTTACCATCACCTGCTTCGTAAAATCTGTCATATAAGTTACCACCTGTGTAACCAGTTGCAGCGCTTCCACCAGCACCTGGCATACCATATGGAGAATAATGACCTGCTCCTGTTCTTTCCTGAATTTTAGGAATGAAGAAGAATAATTTACCAATTGGTAAGTTCATAGCTTGTACTGACACGATGTCGTTAGCTAATAATTTAGAGAATACACGACGAATGATTGGGAAAACCACAGTCTCGAATGAACCAGACGCATCAGCTACTGCTGCTTCGTTGATTAAATAAGACGCTTGGTTTTCATATAATTGCGCGATGTTATCTTTTTGGTGACCGTCAAGACCTTCTAAAAAGCCTAAGTCATCCCATTTTCTGATGGTATCTTCTTTGATAACACGAAGGTGCTTAAGACCGATGTTACCTACCATACCTGATTCTAATAATGCTCCCATTTTGTATGTTTTTGTTTTTTTGTTTAATTTATTATTTTATTTTTCCCATTAAATCTTTCATTCTCTTGAATTGTGGATTCTCATAAGCCTTAGCTTCTGATAACACTTCTTGAGATGATGATGTAGATGGGGTATTAGAGATTTTTCCAACTACTGACTCGGTAACTGTTGTTTTTGTACCTAATTCAGATTTGATTGTGTTGAATAAACCTTTAGATTCATTCATTGTTGAAACTGAATCAAATCTCTTTAATATGTTCAATTTCTCTTGTTTTGTTGTAGAGTGTTCAGTAAATAAACGTGTAGCGTAAGCTAAGTTTGCATTAAACACAGCAACTTCGTTAAGTTTGTCTTTGAATAAAACTAAAGCCTTCTTGTATTCAGAATTTTGTTTCTTTAACTTTTCAACTTCTTCGTTCATTTCATGACGACCTGCCTTATATGTTTTCTTTTGAGCTGGTCCCCTAACTCCTGTTCCAAATGTTCTTACTGCTTCGGTAGCTTCAACTTCTTTAACGTCACCTTCTTCATCCTCATCATCTATTTCGATTTCATAGATAGTTTCTTCGTCCATTTCTTCTTCATCATCTTCTTCAGTTCCAAAATCTGACCCAAATTCTGTTTCAGTTTCTGGTTCCATCTCAGATTCAAATGATGGTTCAGAATCCATCTCATCATCAAGTTTGATAATGTAATCGTCTTCTCCGTCACCAAACTCAATGTTATTTCCGTCTTTCTTAACTACGATACCATCTTCTGGTTTCATTGCTTTGAAAACTTTTAATACTTCATCATCTGAAGCACCGGTCATATCCATTACGTCCTCATCTTCAGAACCTTCTTCCGCTGGTGGTAAAGCAAGATCTTCATCTCCTTCTTCATCATCTTCAGAATCTAATCCTTCAATGTCTTTGTTTGGTTCGTTATCGAGGTCTGTATCATTTTCAGAGTCGTCTGCTGTTGCATCGTCATCTGACATATCGTCTTCCTCTTCTTCAGGATCAACTTCATCCTCAGGTTGTTCACCCATTGGCATTTTAGTTTTATCCTCTTCTTCCAATGATTCTTTAAGCAAGTCATTCAGTTCTTGTTTCATGGTTGAAGCAAGTATACCCTTTGCATTTTGCTTTACTGCTTCTTCAAGTGTTTG